TGACAAAAGGCCCATAGTATGATATATTATAATGATACAATAAATGAAGGTGAAATATTATGGCTAGAAAAGAATTTAAATTTATAAATTTAGATAAGACAAACTTACCAGTAACCCATGGTAAAAATGTAAATGGGTTTAGATTTTACGAAATTGATGGAAAAGCATATCCATCTGTCACAACTGTTTTAGGTATCCAAAAGAAAGCAGGATTACAAAAATGGCGAGATAGTATTGGCGAAGATGTTGCCAAGTGGGAAATGAATAGAGCCTCAAGGAGAGGTACAGCAACTCACACCCTAATTGAACAATACATTAAGAATCAAACTCCTAGTGAGAGAAGTGTATTACCATTAGGTTTGTTTAAACTATTAAGACCATACGTAGATCAACTTGACAATATCCATTGTTTAGAAACAATCATGTATAGTAAGAAGTTGACTATCGCAGGACAAGTTGACTGTATTGCTGAATACAACGGTAAGTTGTCAGTAATAGATTTTAAAACAGCAAACAAAGAAAGACAAGAGAGTTGGATTGAAAGTTACTTCCTACAAACAACAGCTTATGCTATAATGTATGAAGAAACTTTTGGTACACCAATCGAACAAGTTGTTATTTTACTTGCTGGAGAAGATGGTAGTGTTACTTCATATGTAAAAGAAAAGAAAGATTACATAGATAAGTTAGGTACTTCTATACAGGACTTTTATAAGTTTTATGAAGAACATAGTAAAACTAAGGTCTAAATAATAATGTTGCAATAGTTGATGGTGGAAGCGAGAGCGGAAGCCATCGACAAAAGGAATATAATGAATAGTAAAGAGTTTAGTTTAAAGATTGAAGCAGTTGTACGAGAAAAACGAATTACATATATGGAGGCAGTACTTCTTTATTGCAATGACAATGGTATAGATGAAAGTACAGTATCCCCATTAGTTTCAAAATCATTAAAAGAAAAAATCAAAGTAGAAGCTACAAATTTAAGAATGTTAAAGTATCCTAGAGGTGGAGTGTTACCGGTATAATGTATGGTGGATATGATGTATATAAAGTTTATCTTGGAGTTAAGTTACACTTCACTACAAAGACTTATGACTATATTAAATATGCAGGTAAAGTTAATGCAACAATGGATAGTTTTACAAAGAGAAAAGATAGATACTTTTTTCACAAATTAAGTGTAAGATATGGAAAAGATGAAATACTGGATTACTTTGTTTCAAACTTCTTGGAAAGTAATAAGAAGTGGATTGGAAACTTGTTACAAAATGATGGTACAGATGTTTACTTGGATTACAAGAAACGTAAAGAGTCATTTAATTACCATTTTAGAAGCGATTGTAATGCTATTCTTAATGATCTTCATGGTCGTGGTCTTTCTTTTGATGGTGGCTTTCGAAGTCCTAAAGGTCAGCATCCTAGAATCTTACGATTGCTTATTCAACGGAAAATTAGTTACCAGACCGCCATCGTATTGGATCACGTCCTTGCGTTTGTTAAGAATTGGAATAAAGAAATTAAAGAAACTTTTGTTTGGCCTGATATCGCATCTCAGATTACCAGATTAAAACCATTCATAAGTTTTAATGAAACAGCATGTAAATTGATTATGAAAGAGATATTTGTAAATGATTAATAAGAACGAATATGACTATAATATGTTATAAAAATGGAGAAGCAGTAGTAAAGCATAGTTTTATCAAAGAAGATTTACCAGATATGTTGAACGCAATTAAACAATTAGGAATTACATGGTATGTGTTAAGTTATGGTGAGAATGAATGACAGTAAGTAAGAAAAACATAGAGAAAACCTTAAAAGAATTAACGAAGAGCAAGAGAGATCGATTCTTAAAGACATTAGGTGAAAATAGTATTAACACTAATATGACTCGTAAGGTTGATACATATGAGTATGAGTCATTAGCTGAGTGTATTAGAACTGACCAAGTACCAGCGAGTGAGATAGCAGAGATATTTACAGATAAAACATATTATAAATGGTATAAAAAGAAATATTTGACAAAATGAAAGTATTTTGTATAGGTAATGGTGAGAGTAGAAAACTATTAGACTTGAATATGTTTAAGCCTCATGGCAAGACTTATGGTTGTAATGCTTTGTATAGAGATTTTACATCAGACGTATTGATATCTGTTGACCAAGGTATCATGCACGAGATATACCAAAGTGGATATTGTGATAAGAATGAAACTTGGTTTAGAAACTGGACCAGAGTACCTGGTATGTCATATGAATCATTAGTTTATGGAAGTATGAGTGATGCAGATAAACAAGTACTGAACAAACATGAATCAAGTAAACAAGAAAATGACAGAGGTGATAGACAAGAGTTTGTATTTCATGGTTCTAATCTAGCTGGTACTGTGAATGTATTAAAGACTACAAAAGAAATTACAAAACAAGAAGTTAACCATACAAGTACATTTGTGAGTTGGGTTAGTGAAAATGATAAAGCAAACTGTCTAAATGATTTAGTTTCAGGTGAAGACGATAGAGGTTATGCTTGTGGTCCTTCAAGTGGTAGAGTTGCGTTAATCAACGAGAAAGATTTACAAGAGATATATTTAATTGGACATGATTTAGTTAGTAATGATTATCAACTCAATAATATGTACAAAGGTACAAAATTTTATGGATTACCAGAGAACGAAGCTACTCCACCGGTGAATTGGATTAGTCAATGGAAAACTCTAATGGAAGAACACCAAAAAGTGACTTTCTATAAAGTCAATCCAGAGGGTAATAATGGTACAACCCAGGTCAGTTCTAATATAGATGAGTGGAACACCTGTAAGAATGTTAAGTATATTACATATCAAAATACACTTGACAAATTTGCTAAAGCATGATATACTACAAGTATAAATAATAATGATTCCGATTAAATAGGAAACACAAATATAATAATACGAAAATACATACAAAGGAGATATAATATGGATTTCAATACGTTAAAACAGTCGTCAAGTAACTTTGACACACTTACAAAAGCCATTGAGGCTAACCTCAGTCCTGAGGACAATAAAAATAACAAATCAAAATACCAAGATGAAAGATTATGGAAACCAGAACTAGATAAGACAGGTAACGGTTATGCTGTTATTAGATTCTTACCAGCTGTTGAAGGTGAAGACTTGCCTTGGCAGAGAGTATGGTCACATGCATTCCAAGATATGGGTGGTTGGTACATTGAGAACTCATTGACTACTTTAGGTCAAAAAGATCCTGTGTCAGAAGACAACACAAGACTTTGGAATACTGGATTAGATAGTGACAAAGAGATTGCTAGAAAGAGAAAAAGAAAATTATCTTACTTCGCAAATATCCTTGTTATATCAGATCCAAAGCATCCTGAAAAAGAAGGTAAAACATTTTTATTCAAATTCGGTAAAAAGATATTTGATAAAATTACAGAAGCAATGCAACCTGCGTTTGAAGATGAGAAACCAGTAAATCCATTTGACTTCTGGAAAGGTGCTAACTTCAAATTGAAAATCAGAAAAGTTGATGGTTATTGGAACTATGACAAATCTGAATTTGATAGTCCTGTACAAATTAAGGAGAGTGATGATGAGATCAAAGCAATTTGGAAACAACAACACCCTCTAAAACCATTCCTAGACCCTAGTAATTTTAAATCCTATGACGAACTCAAAGAGAAACTGAATAGGACGATTACGGGTGTAAGAAGTACCACAACTGCTGACAAAGTTGACCTCCCGCCACAAGTCAACAGTAAGGTAAAAAGTAATGAAGTTGCTTCAACTTCAGCCAGTGATGATGACGATACGTTGTCTTACTTTAGTAAATTGGCTGAAGAGCAGTAGGCTCTCTCGCTTTAATACTTTTAAGGGGGTATCAGAAATGGTACCTCCTTTTTTGTTATAAATATTACTATGGCAGTTTCAATATTAGACCCATTAAAAGACAAACAAGGTGGTATACGAAAGAGTGCCAACTGGTATCGTACTAACGTACAATCAATAGCAGATAGAGTAACAGCTAGAAAGCTAATGTCTTCGGGCAAATTAAATGGCATTCCTAGCAGAGGACGTTTAAATATGTTCTTTTATGACCCTAAATATAAGAAGGTATTACCTTATTATGATACGTTTCCATTAGTGTTACCACTTGAAACAATACCGGGTGGATTTATGGGAATGAACTTTCACTATTTGAGACCATTGCAGAGATTGAGTTTATTAAATAACTTACAAAGATTTGCTAATGGTGGAATGAGTAAGAGTACAAGAATTGATGCGACTTATGATGGAATTAAGAATGTCGGTATAGCAAAACCAACAATAAAGAAATATTTGTATAAGCATGTTAGATCAAGTTTTTTAAGAATTGATTTTGATGAGGCAGCGTTGGCAGTATATCTACCAGTGCAACAGTTTAAAAAAGGAAGACCCTATTAATGAAAAAATTTTGGAATTGGACAATTACATTTATTAAAAAACATATTGGTAAAGGATCCCACAGATGGGCATTTTGGTTGGAAGGTATATTAATAGGACTATTGATGTATCATTTTTTTATAGTATGAACCATCTAAAAATAAAGAATTAAAAATGAAAAAACTTTGGAATAAATTAATAAACAAACTATTTGGCAAAAGATGTCAATGCGGTAAACAAAAGTAATGGCAATTTTAAGAGGCGGAAAACGAATTGGTGGAATGGACATTAGAATAGGTCTACCTAGAGATAGAAGCCTAGACAATGTAAACAGCGATCCTAGATTAAGACAGAAAGCTGGTGGTAATCCTGAAACTACTATGGGTAGATTTCAAGCTTATGTAAATGAAGCTGAAGGATTTGCTCGTAAGGCAAGATTTTATACAGAATTTTTTTTACCAAAAGGTTTAAGTTTTGGTAGTGGTGTTGGTGGTGAGAATACAGCAATAGAACCACAAGGAATTGGCGAAGGAATAGACTCATTTAAAATGTCACAAGAATTAAATGCGGTACATGCTGCG